AGATACTATCCGATTGAGGTTGATTTGTACGGAACAGGAGCAAAGAATGACGATTGATTTTGAGAAAGATCAGGAAGAGGTATTGGATAAAACAACCAATATTAATAAACTTGCAGATAAAATAAAACAACTGCAGGCAAACCAACAACAACTACAAGTCCAAGAGGACGCAATCAAACAAAAGAAAAAAGACATAGATCATCTATCCGGTGAAATTATACCTACGATGTTATCAGAAATGGGTTTGTCTTTTTTAAAACTACAGGATGGATCTTCTGTAGAAGTTAAAACAAATTACAGCGCCACTATCACACAAGCAAATAAAGAAGCGGCGTTTAACTGGCTTCGTGAGAATGGACTGGGCGATATAATCAAAAATGAGATATCCGTATCGTTCGGTCGCAACGAGGATAACAAGGCGGCTGATTATGCCGAACTTGCAAAGGGTCAAGGTCTCGAACCTCAGCAAAAACTGAAGGTCGAGCCTATGACTCTAAAAGCGTTAGTCCGTGAGCGTATGGAGGCAGGTAAAGAAATGCCAACGGAACTTTTCAACATCTTTGTTGGAAATAAGACAACAATAAAAAGGAAACAATAACCATGAGTGAAGTACAAGAAAAAAAGAAAAACGAGATCAGCACAAATTTATTTGAAGCTGATGCAGGTCAAGGCTTGAATATGACGCAAGAAGATCTTGCGTTACCATTCTTAAAAGTTCTTGGCCAATTATCTCCTGAATGCAACAAGCGAGATGCTAAACATGTCGAGGGGGCAGAACCAGGCATGATTATAAACACCGTTACAGGCGAGGTTTATGATGGCGTTAAAGGGATAGATGTCGTGCCAGTGCACTATAAGAGACAGCACATTGAATGGCAGGATAGAGGCGAGAGTCAAGGTGCTCCAGTAAAAATATATGATGCTGGGGATGACTTACCGTCAACTACAAGAGACAAGTTTAATAAAGATAGATTATCAAATGGTAACTATCTTGAAAATACAGCTAGTCATTTCGTAGTAATACTTGGCGACAGTCCAACTACAGCATTGCTTTCTATGAAAGCTACTCAATTAAAAGTGAGTAGAAAATGGAACTCAATGATGATGGGTCTGAAAATGCAAGGTAAGAACGGTATGTTTACACCGCCAACATATAGCCACATTTATAAACTAAAAACTGTGCAACAGTCTAACGACAAAGGCACATGGTTTGGTTGGGATGTGTCTAGAGTTGGACCTATTAGTGATCCGGGTATTTACAAAATAGCAAAAGACTTTGGAGCGAATGTTTCAAAGGGTGATGTTAAAGTAAAACACGGAGAGCAAGAATCTAAATCCGATTCACCGTACTAAAAACTTCCACTGGAAGATAGGGGCCGGGGATGGGAGACTGGATCCGGCTCCGCAAAATTATTATGGAAAGATTTAGAGAAATATTTACAGGATTAGAGCGAGCACACGGATGCACTTACGTGGACAAGAAGGGTGTCGATGGACTCAAAGTTAAAGGCAAGTCTTTTGTCAAAACAGAAACTGTTACAGAAAAACATTGGGAAGACCATCTAAAAGGTATTGAACCTAGTCTTGGTATTATACCTATTAATGAAAACAACGAATGTAGATGGGGTTGCATAGACATAGATGTGTATGCAGAATTTAATCACAAAAAATTAATTAATAAAATAAAATCAATGAACTTACCTCTTATGGTATTTAATTCTAAATCAGGTGGTGCGCATGTATTTTTATTTACAAAAGATTTTGTACCTGCAAAACTAATGAGAGATAGATTAATATCTATTAGTGCAGTATTGGGTCATGGTGGTGCTGAAGTTTTTCCAAAACAAATTGAATTAAAATCCAAAGATGATACAGGAAATTTTTTAAACTTACCATATTTTAATCATGAAAACACCGTAAGATACTGCTTTAAATCTTCTGGTGAAGCTGTTACACTTCCACAATTTTTACAAGACATTGTAGATATAACTCCAGAACAATTACAAAACTTAATTATAAAAAGACCAGAGTCTGAATATGATGATGGACCACCTTGTTTAGAATCTTTAACTAAAGAGAAACTAGATGACGGTAGAGACAGAGTTATGTTTCAATACAGAGTTTATGCTAAAAAGAAATGGCCAGAAAGCTGGGCAGACAAATTAGATATTTTCAATCACAAACATTTTGTAAATCCATATAGACATGATGAGATAACAAAATTTAGAAAAGACAATAAAGAATATGGTTTCAAATGCACAGAAGAACCTATGTGTAATCACTGTGATAAATTATTATGTAAAACTAGAAAGTTTGGTATAGGGACACAGTCTATGTTTCCACCATTAAAAGATCTACAGGTGGTAAAAACAGAACCACCGATATACAGACTCAATGTGGACGGAGAAAGAATAGAATTAAAAGCAGAGGATCTACAAGAGCAAAGACTTTTTATACGGGCATGTATGAATCAGATCTATACAAAGCCACCAAAGATAAAACCAAAAGACTTTGATGAGATGATAAATCTTTTGATGATGAATAAAGAAGAAGTAGAAGCTCCTGCAGGATCTAGTATGATTGAGCAACTAAAACAACATGTAGAGAACTATTGTTTAGGTAGAGCAACATCAGGTGCAACAAGAGAGGATCTTGAAGCAGGTAACGTTTGGAACAATCAAGGTCATCACCATTTTGTATTTACAAATTTCTTTCATCAATACTTGGCAAGACATAAGTGGCCAGAGAAACCTCAGTTTACTTTGTATGTATTGAGAGAACATTGTGGTTATGATACAAATTATAGAGTGTCTTTACCCAAGAAAAAAATTACTACTATAAGATTACCAGAGTTTGAGAAAGAAACATTTAAACCAAAAGAAAGAGTATTTAAACAGGAGGATGCATTTTGAAAACTATTGTATTGGGTCCACCTGGTACAGGCAAGACCACAACATTATTAAACGAAGTAGATAAATATTTAAAACAAACTGATCCTGATAAGATTGGTTACTTCTCTTTCACACAAAAAGCTGCACACGAAGCTAGAGATAGAGCTATGTCTAAATTTAATTTTAGCGAAGACGATCTACCATACTTTAGAACATTACACTCATTAGCATTTAGAAGACTGGGCATACGTAAAGATGAGGTTATGCAACGTAGACACTATGAAGATCTAGGTAAAAAAGCCAACTTGATTGTAGATTATCATGAGTATGAAAACGAACACACAGGATTATTTACAACTAAGAGTGACATACTTCGTATTATACAACTAGCTAAACTACGTGGAATCACACCAGAAGAACAGTTTAATAAGCAAGAGCATACACAATTAGTAGATATAAAAACCTTAAAACAATTTGCACACGATTTAAATCAATACAAAAAAGATTATAACTTAATTGATTTTACGGACATGATTACAGAGTTTGTTAAGATGGATAGATCTCCAAGATTTGATGTAGTATTTATAGATGAAGCTCAAGATTTATCTAGGTCCCAATGGGAAATGGCGAGATCTATATGGGACAAAACACAAGATACTTATATTGCAGGTGATGATGATCAAGCTATATTTAGATGGGCTGGCGCAGACGTAGATAGTTTTATTGCACAGAAGGGTAAGGTGATGCAACTAACACAGTCATACCGAATACCGCAGGTAGTCCATGATATTGCTTCAAAGATAGTAAACAAAATACAACATAGATTACCAAAAGAGTGGAGACCAAAAACGCAAAGAGGTTTACTTTCATATTATGATGAGTTCAAACAAGTTAACATGAAACAAGGTAATTGGCTAGTGCTGGCTAGAACTAAATTTATGTTAACAGATGTAGAGGAAGCGTTGTACGAGCAAGGATTGTATTATCAGAACAAATTTAAAACAAACAAAGAACAAGACCTATACAAAGCTGTAACGGACTGGGAAAATGTGCGTAAAGGTGTGAATATAAATTACGATCAGATTGTTAGAATTGCATCTTACATGTCACAAAATCATTTTGAGAAACAGGCTTTAAAATATATAGACAAAGAAGGTATGTATGGCATACCTGAACTAAGAGAAAGAAGATGGTTGAAGACAGATAAGATTTGGTATGAAGCTTTTGATCAGGCTCCTAGTAGAAGTATTAGATACATAAGAAGAATGAGAGAAAATGGTGAGAAATTAAATTCATCTCCACGTATTGTACTATCAACAATACATGGTGTGAAAGGTGGTGAGCAAGATAACGTAGTGCTGCTGACTGACCTATCTAGAAACACACAAATCAACTACGAAAAAAATCCTGATGATGAAAACAGATTGTTTTATGTTGGTGCAACAAGAACTAAAACACATCTACACATTATCAGACCAAAAGATAACTATAAAGGATATAAAATATGACAGACACAAGTTTGTTTAAAGATGCAGAACCAGAGAATGTCCAGGTAGGTGGTTCACATTACATGTACTTTAAAATTCAGCCTTACGAATTTATTTCAAAAAATAATCTTTCGTTTTTTCAAGGATGTGTTGTGAAGTATGTCTGTAGGTACATGCACAAAAACGGAGTAGAGGATCTCGATAAGATTATCCACTATTGCGAATTAGAGAAAAAGAAGTTACAAGATAGTACACCAGAAGAAAAAGAAAGTTGGGCAGAAGGTTATAAAAAATGGAAGGAAGAAAGTGAAGATTTTATTTAAACCACAAACAGAATGGCTACC